CTTTCGTTTGACAGCACTCGCCTTTTGCGACTTTGTCATTCGTGTGGCTTTTGCAAGTGGGACGCATTTTGGATATTTCCTTTTGCTTCCTTTTTGTCTTCCACATGGTTGATACTTCCCGTCCTTCTTTGGTGCTCCAATGTCTACCCATTTCTCGGCTACCCATTGTCTTAATCCACCTTTTGAAAAGTGTGTACGCATTATGAATTCTTTCCGTAAGCTTTTCCTTTGCCTTTAATACAAGCTCCACCACCTTTGTACATGGCTCTAGGCATTGTCATCATTCCACCACCCATAGCTTTTTTTCTTTTCTTCTTGCCACCTGGTGTGACTTTACCTGAACATACTGCTGATGCGTACATATTTGCATATGCACTTGGGTAAACTTTAAATTTTCTTTTTGCTGCTGCTTTTCCTCTAGGACAAAGTTTTGCCATTATGAATTTGCTCCTCTAGATTTTTTGTTCATACCTTTTTTACAGATACCACCTCCACGTAAATTTGTTCTGGTGTCTTTAGTATCTTTAAAATAAAATTTCATATTAGGATCATCAGGTATTACTATCATATTTAAATCATCTTTTTTCTTCTTGGTATCTTGCCGTACTCTTTTTTGTTTTTCAGCCATTATATAACCCTCTTTTTGTTTTTCTTACCTACAAATTTAGCGATTCTGTCTGCTTTTGTTACGCCATAGTTTTTATCTAAACCATATTTAACACTTTGTGCTCCAAAGTCTGATTTCTTAGAACCATCTTTTAATTCTTTTCTTTTTTTAGAAGCTTTTTCCACATTTTTTTTATCTGGATCAAAAGTATATTTTCCTTTTGAAACTTTTGGGTTTTCAATTTCAAACCTAGTTTGATCTAATTTAGCACCAGACATTTTAGTTTTATGTTTTTGAATTTCTAATCTGCTTTTAGCTTTTTCTAATTCTGTTTTATTGACTTTTGGATCTATTTTTTTAATAACTTTTCCAGAACTTTTTTCCTTAAGAGCTTTTTTAATTGGTTTAACAATAAACTCTTTTACTAAATTATATCTACCTGACATTATTTTTTTCCTCCGTTACGAAAAATTTGTGTTCCTTTTATACCATATATTGACGCCACTACAAGTATCCACAAATTTGTGAACCATGACGGCAACTGCGAGAACATTTCAAAAAATAATTTTACCTTATTCATGGCTTCAGGATCCTCACTTATCACCGACCACGCCAAGACCGCTATGGGCGCTGAGAGAATTATCAAAACCGCCTCGTCCTTCCAGTCCGATTGTCTAGCTTCTAAAAGTTTTCCTTGATATTGCTCTTCACCACGAGCTTGCTTTTCAGCATGCAATAATTGTGCCTCAGACATAGCCATTTTAGCTTTTTGCTTATTAGCATATATCTTACTTCCAGCAGAAACTGCTAGTTTAAGTGCACTAAACCACATATTAGTACCAAGTAGCTTCTTTTTTCTTTTCAGCTAACATTCTTTTAGTTCCTTGTACTTTTTCCTTGTCTCCAGTAGGAATATAGTTGAAAGAACCATTAGAAGTAGTCTTAGATCTAGGGTCAATCTCCAAATTTTGTTCTGGAATCTTGACTTCTTTAGATTTTTTATAGTTGATCATAGTTTTTACCTCTTATTATTTGTTATCATCTATCATAACTTGTGCTTGTTGTACACCTTGCTTTGCAAGACTTACTCCAGCACGTAATTTAGCCAAATCTTCGTTTTGTTCCATCTTATCTTCGGCTATTTCTTGCGCTTGCATCAATTTTGCTCTGTTAAAATCGTTTTGAGCCTCATCTTGTTTCGCTTTTCGCTCATTTTCCATCGCTCTAAGGTCAACTTCACGTGATTTTAGCTTCAATAACGGGTCAGAATCAAATTGAGAAGTGATTTTGTTCTCTTCTTTCATAAAATCTTCAGTCATTTCAGCAACTAACACTGCTTTTCTTGCTTCAACTTGGTTATTTAGTGATTGTAACTGTTGTTGAACCTGTGGATTTGTTGCAGCCATCTGTTGCATTTGTTGCATTTGCATTAATTGCTCTCTAAATTCTAATTGAACTTGTTCTTGAGCCATAATTGAAATGTGTTCTAATATATTTTTTTGTATTGCAGCCATAACCATCGGATTATTTCTAACCATATTGACAGACATGAAGTTTAAGTGAGCTGTAATGTGTGCTTGATGGTCTTGACCAGGGAAAGCTTGGAACGGTTTACCACCTAAAGCGTTTATGTGTTCCATACTTGGGTCCATTGGAGCATTTGGTGCAGGTGGTGGTAACACTGCATCAACATCTTTTACACCAATTGCATTATACATGTTTCTATAGATTTGATACATGTTGTGTAATTGTGGATTAGATGTTGCGATTTGTAATTGTGTTTGTGCAAGTGTAATTCTTTGACTCATTGAGAAAATATTTGGATCTGCAACTGGTACAATATCCACTCTATCATCAAAGTCAGCTTGCTTCACGTTTCTTGCACCACCCACAACATCGTATGGATATTCTGGTGGTAAGTATTGTGAAACTATTTTTGATAACAATTTAAATTCTGATTTCATAGCTGCATAACATCTTTTGTGTATCGCAGACATTACACGTGAGCCACGTTCTAGAAGAGCTACAGTTGTACCTACGGCTGCTGCTTGGTTACCATCGCCCACTTGCATGTCAGCAATAGCCGCGAACCTTTGACCAGCTTGTACAACAATACCTAATAAGTTTAATAATGTTGGTGATGGTTCTTTGTATGGTAATGGAAAGAATGCATCTCTTAATGATCCACCTGGTGCATCTACATCTTTAAATTCACCTGGTTGTATTGGAG